ATTATCAGATTCTTCATCAACTAAAATATTTTTTAATTCTGGATATTCATTTTTTAAATTTGATAATTTATCAATAGTTTGTTGTAATTTTAATTTTAATGATACAGTTTTAGATTTAGTTGATTTCCAAACGAATTTACCATTATTCATAGCTGGTATTCCTCTTATTTCAATATAGAAAAAATCACCATGATTACCGTTTGGTTTACCATAATATATATTTTTTGGTATATCATTTACTGATAATCCTGAATTTTCCGGCAATTCTGTTTTACGTTCTCTTTTTTGTTGATTTAAATTTTGCGCTGATTGTGAATTAGCTTCTCTAAGATTAACTTTTCTATTATCAGTTCCTATACGATTAATATGATCAATTGTGTGTTGTTGCCCTTTACCATCAAAAGTTAATTTATTCATTACGAAATTATGAAGATAAAGTTCTTTTTTATTATTTATTTCATCATCTGTAATATATGTAGATGCGATATAATGACCATCGATTCTATAATGCCATGATCTTTTAATAAATTCATCATATTTATCTATATCACATACAAACATTTTAAAATCATCGTTAAATGGAATACAACAAACAATATAATTTATATCATTATAATTAACTATTTCGTGATTAATTTCTTTTGTTGTTTTTGTTTCAGTAACTTTTGTTATACTTTTTACTTTAACAACTTTCTTTTTATTAATATGTCTAGATAATGAATTTACATTATCAGAATCATTTATTTTTGATTCAATTTCATCTAAATTTTCATTTAAATCATTTAATGTTTTTAATGTTTCTTCTTTTAATTTCTTTAATTCAGTAATATGATTTACTTTTTTAATTTTATTTTGAGTTGAGTTTTTTGATTTTGCGACGGCAATAACTCCAGTATCTGACATTTTCAATATATAATATTATATATTGAAATATCTTTAAGTAATTTAAATTTCAATTTTTCAATGATTATACATTCCTAATTACTATAGGCAAGTCCACCCATTCCACTCATGATACGTAATACGTTGTAATTAGTAGCATAAATACTTAAATTAGAATTTTCTGCTAAGTAATTAGATTTGAAATCATTATCAGATGCAAATCTTCCAAATACTAAGTTAAGAGTAGCATTATCAATACGAGACATGTTACATGTTCCAGATGGTTGATGTTCTTCTGGGTTTAGTGAGAAAGAATACATGTTAAGACCATCAGTTGGGGTGTTGCTGTGGTGTTGGTATGGTTGGACATAGTTAAAGTAGTTTCCGTCACGTTGAGAAAAGCGATCATGTCCGTTTAATTGTAAAAGAACTTGATTGACTGGGTTTCCAACTTTATTGATGTAAACACCATAGTTATCCCATTGTCTAAGAACAACATCATATCCAGCATATCCATCAGAGTATACATATGTATTTGCAACTGTTGGGTTAGCAGATGGAACTGGAAGATTTGGATTTCTTGTAAATACAGTTACATCAGTTGTATCGTGTAATATAGTATTGTAAAGTTTTAGACTTGCAACAGGTGATGAAATTTCTTCTAAAGTTAAAAGATCACCAAGAATTGTAATATTGTCAATATCTGCAACATTACTGATTGCAATTGGGTTAACACGGGCAAAGAAATTTGTATATGTTGATAAGTATGGAATTAGTGATCCTGCAAATTCAGCACTTGCTCCAGATTGTAAAGAAAGTAATCCATTACTGTATGTTGCTAAAGCTAAAACGGCACGTTTGGTTGCGATTAATCTAGTATTATCAACATTTTTAGCATCATAAGCTAAGAATGTTTGTCCAGATGTATAACGACCAAGTTGTAAGCACCAGTATAGAGCTTTGCATGGATGATTGAAGTTAAGTCTGAATTTTTGGTTAAGGGAATTGACAGATTCAGCACCAGTGAATTGAACTTGTTCAATTAAATATTCGTGTTGAGCTTGGGCAAATCTTTTACGTTCTTCAGTATCAAGGTAAACATAATCTACAAAAAGAGAGCATGATTGAAATGATAATTTAGAAAGTTCAGATGAATTTAAAGATGCAACACTGTTAACACATGTGTTAAGTTGTGAGAATTCGAAGTTAAGTTTAACTTCGTGATATTGTAATGCGATTAAAGGAATAGCAAGTCCATCATTTCTGTTGTTAAAGAATTTAAGAGGAATATATAAAGTTGCTTCATTGTGAGTACGTTGTAAAGTTGTAAGATCTGTGGTGTTTCCGATCATTTGATCATATCCACGATCGTGTGCCCAGTTACGAGCAAGTTCGTACCAGATATTTAACCAAGTTCCGTATTGTTTATCGATACGAGTTCCACCGATTTCAAGTTCGATGTTATCAATTAAAGCATGTCCTACACGACTTACCCATGCCCAGTTTTTGGTTGCTGTGTAAGCTGGTAAAATAACTCTAAGATACATTTTTGTAATTAAATCACCATTTCTACTAATTTGGCAAGTTACTTTACGACCGAAATCAGCTGCGCCATTGAAAACTTGTTCAATATTTTCGACTGCGAAGTTAGTATGACGTCTGTAAACGACTTTGAAGAATGTAATTTGAGGATTACCAGTAAGGTAAACATCTTGTGCGCCATAGGCTACTAGTTGCATTAAACCACCTCCCATTTTGTTATATATATATTATACCCAAAGAAAAAAATTTTTTCTAAAAACGCATAATTATAAATTAAATTCTAGATTAAAATAATTTTAAATATTGAATCTATTTTTTTTTGAATTAAACGCATAATTATTTTAATTAAAACTGATCATTAATGTATTTAAAAAGAGTTAATTTATATATTTTATATAAAAATGTCTCAAAATAATAAATCAATTCAAAATAACTCGAGTAATTTATTATTAAAACCTACTACTAATCCGTTTAGAGAAAAACATACTAAATATTCAACTTATATTAATTCTAATAAAAATAATATAAGTACAACATTAGATAATAAACATCAAGAAAAATTATTAGAATTTAATTCCCATGATGATAATTTATATAAAAAAAAGAAAAAATATAAAAAATATATAAGAGAATTAAAAGAATTAAATAATTATGATTTAACAAAGCTTACACCTGAAATTATTAATTTAAAATCTGATATTAAAGCTGAAATTGAACAACTTGAATTAGATATTTTTCAAATGGAAAATAGATTACAAGAAATGGAATATTATGAAAATACAATGGATATTCTTATTGATTATTATGCAAATGATAAACAAAAAATTACCCCCGATACCAGTGTTATTAATATAAATGAATTATTTAAAAAAAAAGATGTTAATAGTATTGGTATGGATAAATCAAAATTATATGATAAATATATGAAAAAAGTACATAATATTAATACTAGAAAAGTTAAAAATTCTCATATTCCTAAACTTTGTAATTCTTGTAAAATAGAAAAAACTGTACATTTGAATGATGGTTATTTAATTTGTACTCAATGTGGAGACTCTGAACCAATATTATTAGAAAATGATAAACCAAGTTTTAAAGAATCTAATATTGAATCTAAAGCTTGTGCTTATAAACGTGCAAATCATTTATCAGAAATATTAAATCAATTTCAGGCTAAAGAATCTACTGAAATTGATGATATTATTTATAAAAAAATCAAAGATGAATTAAATATTCAACGTATTTATGATTATAAATTATTAGATCATAAATTAATGAAAAAAATTCTTAAAAAATTAAAATTAAATAAATATTATGAACATACTCATCATATAATTAATAATTTAAATGGTATGCCACCACCTACTATGACTAGAGAACAAGAAGAAAATATTAAAAGATATTTTAAGGAAATTCAAAAACCTTTTACATTATATCGCCCTAAGAAAAGAAAGAATTTTTTAAATTATAATTATATAATTCATAAAATTTGTGAATTATTAGAATATGACGAATTTTTACCATTTTTCCCATTATTAAAATCTAGAGTTAATTTAGAAGAACAAGATTTAGTATGGGAGAAAATTTGTAAATACAAAGGATATGAATTTTATCCATCTATATAGAACAGAAAATATATTTTTATATTTTCTGTTTTATATAGATGGATAAATTTATATACTTTATATGAGTTGATGAAATACAAAGGATATGAATTTTATCCATCTATATAGAACAGAAAATTTATATACTTTATATGAGTTGATAAAATACAAGGGATATGAATTTTATCCGTCTATATAAAAAACTGAAAAATATAATATATATAAATAATATCTATATTATATCTTATTAAAGATAATGGAGATAAATAATATAACATCCTATGTTGAATACGATTTATTCGGTTCAACATCAAAAAATAAAACAATGTTCAAATCATCAAAATTACTAACTGGTTATTGTGATTCTGATTCGGATTCTGATTCTGATGCAGAATCAGAATCGGAAAATGAAAAAGAAGAATGTATAACAGTTCTAAAAAACAGTAATATAAAAGAAAAACGTTTTAGAACAAAAAAAGGAGAACAATCTAAAGCAAAAAACGATGCTAAAAAAACTAATATTACTGAAGATTTTGATCATGATGATGAATTAACATTAGATGAATCATTATATGATATTAATATTAGAGTTACTAATCGTAATGGGAGAAAAGCTATTACATCAGTGGAAGGAGCCCCTTTAAAATTTGTCAAAAGTAACCAATTTGACCAATTTATGAAACATTTAAAGAGTGCATTAGCATCTCGTGCAACTTTACAAGGAACAGATGACAACCCAATTATTGAAGTTTCAGGAAAAAATGTTGATAAAATTAAAGAGTTATTAATAAAATATATTAATTGTAGAGAAGATCAAATAAAAATTCATGGTATCTGATCATTTTTATTTATAACAATTATAGGTCTATATATATCTAATAATGTTTGTACTAATACAGCAGAGGAACAAATCATAATAATTTCGTTATATGGTATTTTACCAATAGTAAAGTATTTTGTAATAAAATAAATTGTTATAAATAAAATAATAGCTCTAATAATTTTTATTAATGCAACATTATCAAAATTCATTATATGTATATATATGTTTAAGATTTAAAAAATAATTATTACTTATAATTATTAAGTAATAATTATGGCAGGTGGTTTAATACAAATAGCTTCATACGGCATACATGATATTTTTTTAATTGGTAATCCACAGATAACTTTTTTTAAAATTGTTTATAGAAGACATTCAAATTTTTCTATGGAATATATTGAAGAACAATTTAATGGAACTCAAAATTTTGGAGGATATTTAAGTTGTAATTTATCTAAAGCAGGTGATCTTTTACATAAATTATATTTAAAAATAGCAGTTCCACAAGTATTAATAAATAAATCTATATATTCTAATCAAGAACAAAATATTACAAATCCATATAATACTTATTTGTCAAATTATAATCAAATACAAATATTTATAAATTCTGTAAATTTTAATTTAATTCAACCATTGTATAAATTATTACAAATATCAAATCTTAAATATACAGAAATTAATTCTAAATATACTATTTCATTAAATAGAATGAATTATAATGGTTTATTAGATAAAATTAAAAATATTAAAATAGTTTTTAATAAAACATTTAATGTTTTATTATTTAATGGTACAGCTTCAATTATTTATATTAATGATCAAACAAATATAAGTTCATTTTTAGATTTTAATAATTATTATACAAGATATATCTCTCAATCAAGCACAACAATTAATAATGATTTAAAATCATTATTAGATAATTATTCATTACAATTACAAATTATTAAAAAAAATATGTATGATATGTTGTTATTTTATCAAAATATTAATAATATTATGTTAAGACAAAATATTGATTTTGCATGGGTTGAATATCTTGGACAACAAATAATTAATAGAGCTGAAGTTGAAATTGGAGGTAAGGTAATTGATTTTACTGATGCTGTTAGAATGAATATAAATTATCAATTAACAAATAAAATAATGCATGATATGACTTATAATAAAATTATTGGAAATATACCAGAAATGACAACATTTAATGATGTTGCTAAACCAGCATATATTATGTATATTCCATTAGATTTTTGGTTTAGTAAATATTCTGGTTTATCTTTGCCATTAATTTATTTAAGATTTCATGATGTAAAAATAAATATACAATTAAATGATTTAGTGAATTGTTGTTATTATGAATCATTAAATTCAAATTATTTAATTGAAGATATAATAAAATTAGATTCTGCAACATTAATTGTTAATTATATATATTTAGATACAGATGAACGTAATAAATTTGCACAATTAAGTCAAGAATATTTAATTGATCAAACACAAATAGCACAATTTACAGATATTAATATTACAAAATTAAATATTGAATTACCTTTTTTTAACCCAGTTAAACAATTATTTTGGGTTATTCAAGATATTAATAATATTGGTCGTTTAAAATATTTTGAATATAGTTCTAATTTTTATGTAGATATATATGATTTTGAATCTTCAATGGATTCATCATTAATAGATAAAAATTCATTAACAGCAAGAAATTTAATAAAAATAAAAACTGTTGAACCACAATTAATTAATTATATTAATGTTGGCGACATAATAACAATATATAATAGTATTTATTATAGTGGTACATATTCAGTTATTAAAATAGATAATGAATATTTATATATACAATTTGATTATTTTATGAAAGAAGATTATTTAAATAATTATAATTTAACAATAATAAATGGTTATTCAACATATTCAAAATCATCGTTATATTCTGGTAATTCTCAAGCATATATTTGTAAAATTAATAATATAAATCCAGTACAATTATCATCAATGCAGATAAATGGTGTTGATAGATTTTATAAAATAGATGATATTTATACAAATTTTGTTCAACCATATCAAAATAATAATAGAACACCTGCATATGGTTTAAATACATATTCATTTGCATTATATCCAGAAGAATATCAACCATCTGGATTTTGTAATTGTAATAAATTAGATTTAAAAACAATGACATTCGAATTTAATCCAATTTATATAAATAATAATTCTAATAAAACATTAAATGTACTGATATATGCACATAGTTATAATATATTAAAATTATCTTACGGTAAAGCAGGAATTATATTAAATATATAATTTAAAGATCAATATTATATTTATTAAATAATAATAAATATAATATGCCTGGGGGTTTATTACAATTAGTTGCATATGGTATAGAAGATGAAATATTAATTTCTAATCCCGAAATTACTTTTTTTAAAACTGTTCATCGTAAATACACTAATTTTACAATTGATACATTATCTACTATTCATGATGTCAAATATGATACTACATATAATATTTTAATTCCAAAAACAGGAGAATTATTATATAAAATATTTATTAAATTAGATTTACCAAAAATAACAGCAGAATTTATATCAAATTTATTTGATGAAATTTTTGAATTAATATCAGTTCCTTTATATAATTACACAATTAATAATTATAATACAAATGAATCTACAATAAGTAATTTAATTGAATTATTAAATAATGAAATAAATTCATTAAATAATTCAAAAATAACAACTGAGTATTTATCTGTTATTGATCAAAATAATAGTATTGTAAAAATATATAATACATATGAAACATGTAATTTAATGTGTGTTGATTTAAATTTAAATAATTCCAAATTAATTAATGATTCTAAATATTATAATAGTAGAAATATATTAAATACATTTTTACAATCAAATATTGATAAGTGTTATAATTTCAAGGTTATTAATTTTTTAAATGAAAAAAATTATTTTATTAATACTGATTATACTTATACATTAAATTATATTAAATTAATTAAATCAATTATTGGAATAATATATCTCAATAAAAATTTTGATAGATATCTTAATTCAATGTTATTATATTTATCATTAGAATCATCATTTAATAATATATTATATCAAATTACTAATTCATATAGTTATTATAATAATTTTAAAAATCAATTGTTTATTTTAACTATGCCAAATGAATTTTTTAGACAAGATTATAGTATGAATAAATATGGTTATAAGCATATTGATGATATAATGATTAATTTGCGTATAAATGGTCAAATTATGACATATGATAATAATTTTATATCTATACCTAATTATTTGATTTTTACAGATAAAACTGATCAAAATATATTAATTCCTATTATAATTACAGATATACATAGTTACACACCATCAAATTATAGTACAATTTCAAATTATTATTATAATTATACTGGTTATATTGCAAATATTGATTATTTTAATAATCTTATTTCATATAGTAGCACATTCTATTCAGATGTTTTATTAAATACACTCAAATTTGAAAAAGTTACTTTAAGTAATGATGATGGATTATTTAGACAAATTGATATCATGTTAACTATATCTAGTGTATCAATATCAAAATCTAGTGATAATTTATCTTATTTATATCAAATAGAAATAAATACATCTAATATAAATTATACTGGTTCTACTTTAGATGCAGTTATTAATAATATAATTAAAACAATTATACCTATTAGATATGCGATATATATATATAATTATTTTGGAAGAAATGATTACAAATATACTACAGACAATAAATTACATAAATTACCACCAATGGCTATATTACTATTAGATAATAATAATCCTCCTACATATTCAGAAGAACACGGATTTATTATTAATTTTAAAAATACTTATAAGGAATATGATATTAATAATATTATATTATTGAGTCCTTATATTCCTATTATTACTTCAAATAATACATTATTTTATACAAATTCAACAGATACAGATTATAAATATCAAGTTGAATATTTAATAAAAAATAATAAAAATACAGATTCAGCAATGGATACAGTTTCATCATATCCAAAAGTAATTTTCAGTATAAATAATCAATATTACAATACATCAGCACTAACTATAAAAAATACAATTAATTCAGATTATAGTATAAATATGGATACATTATTTAATAATGTACAATTAAATCAATATCTAAATTATTTAAATTTGAATTCTACAATAAATAATACAATATTAACAAAATTAAATAATAAATTTACATTATACAAAAATAATTTATTAAATGCATATCAATATATTATTGGATCTTCTAATAATAAAACTGTATTTACCGAAGTTATTAATATTTATAAAATAATTAATTCATACATGAGTAAAATAAGTATTACTGATGTACCATTTAAACAATCATTTGATTCTACTTCATTAATTACACTTATTATTAAAAATAATATAACATCTGATATTAGTCAATTTACATATAATGATATTGTATTAAAACAATTACCAGAAACATTATTAGAAGAACTTGATATATTTAAAATTAGATTATATCCTTATCGTGTTGCATCAAATAAAACTCCAATTAATGAATCAACAATATTATTCAATAATGATCAAGTTGCATATGTAATACCAGGAAATGAAGTTTATTTTAATAAAAATATTCCTTATAATAATCATAGTTATCTTATTAGATATTATTATAAATTTATTCATTTAATTGAATCTAATACAAAATATATTGATATTTATGTAAAAACAAGATATATATTATTTGAAGATGGTATTCAAATAGAACCTACTGATGAAACAAAATTATTTATTGATCAACAATTTTCTTATATTCCTACTAAATATGATACTAGATATGGTATTCAATCAGAAACAAATCCTAATATTCTATTTGTTATGTTTTATTCTGATATGTGGCCTAGTATTACCGGTGATACTACAATAAATGCTCCATATATGATGTACACATATTTTTTATATAAACCTATGGTTGAATCAAGTTTTGAAGATATTTTTTTTCTACAACAATATTATTCGAATATTATATATGATATAATTTCATTTCCATCATATTATTATCAAAAATTTAATTATGATTTATATTATCAAAAAAATCCAATAATAAATATTGTTGATAATAGTATTCATAATATTTATTTTAATGAAATTTATAATTTAATTTTATATAATGCATATAAATCTTTTTTAGATGGTAATAATAATAATATTGCTAATATAACATCATTAATTATTCAAGATACTGTTTATATTTTATCTAGTTTTTTTAAAGATCCTAATATCATATTTCAAAATTTTATAACTTATATTCCACAAACTACATCATTAGAACAAGACGCAATTAATCCATCATCTTATACAACTTTTAATACACCAACAAACGGATATAATTTATTAAATATTTTTTCAAATAATTTATTATTATCATCGGAACATATTTTAAATACATCATATGAACTAGTATCACGTTATGATAACAATTTATTAAATTATTATAATAATAAATTAATATTTAATGCAACTAATTTACCAAAAATTGTTTCATCAGTTTTGTTAAACAATCCTGAAAAATTTATAACTACGGAACAGTTTATGGCATTTTTAGATACTGATTTATCATCAACAAATGTATTAAATATTATAACATTAATGTCTCAACAAATACCGACTGATTCTACAGGTGTTCCATTATCATACCCAATACCAATAACTAAATCAACATCAATATTGACATATAATTTACTAAATGTATCTACTGCTAATAATATAATATCAAATTTAATATTATATGATATTTTAAATGGGATCAATATAACAAACAAAGAATATTTATTAAATGTATTAAATATTTTCAAAAATAATTTAAATATTCAAATTATTGAAAATTATTATGAAGTTGATACATTACTTATTGATCCTATTCTCAATGGTAATTATCAAAATTCTCTCATTTATAGTAGTATATTTAATATTATTAATAATTCTATTAAGATGTATTTTGAAATATATTTATTACGTTCTAATGTATTAGATGCAATGATTGACCCTGTTTCGTATCCAAATTCATCTAAACAAAATATAATAACAATGTTTACTAATCAAATAACTAATTATACAGATAGTAATCAAATTAATAATTCTTTACTTAGTTTAGTATCAAGTAATATTATAACAACTCAAATCAATGATACAATTGTTTCAGCTACGATTGGTCCTAATATTCAATCGTATTCTAACATTACAGCATTAATTAACGACCCATCTGTTAGCGACGGGTATTATAAAAATCAAGCAATAAGTTATTATAGGGGAGTTGAATTAATAGGAAATATATTATCAACATTAAATATATCAATTAATTCATTTACTACAGTTGTAACAAATACATTAACAGATACTGATTTTATTAAAAATAATATATCAACATTTGCTATTGAAGTATATCGAACTAATACAAATATTTCAATTAATACAATTCAAACACAATTAAATGCAATAACTTATTATACAGTTATGCAATATACAATTGGACAATTATTAATAAATAACTTAAATATATTTAATTATAATGTATTAAGTTCATCATTATTAATAAATAAAAATATTAAACTTATTTATTATAATACTTCCGGAAAATTAACAAATGATTTTGTGTATATTTGTGATACTATAAATTCTGTTACTAATGTTATTAATAACAATACATCTGATTTATGTTCATATAATTTTATTGATGAATTAACAAACACTATAACTATGAATAAACAATCTAATCTTGTCAATCAAATGATTAATCTTTATAATATTGCATCTAAAAATAATATTCAATCTGAAATATTTACACCTAAATTAATGGAATCAATTGTTAATCTATATAATACATATGCAGAATCAGCGATAATTTCAGTAATAGAAAAATTGACAGTTACAATAAATAATACAATTGATTCATTACCAATAACTACAATAAAAATATTAAAAAAAATAACAAATCCATTAATATATAATCAATTGATTTATAAAGATGATATGCATTATTATGATACTATTTTTTATTTATTTAATTATATAATTAGTCAATTTTATGATGTTAATAATATAGATTTATCATCTCAATATGATAATAATACTACATATACAAATTATACTATATTTTTTAATGATATTGATTTAACATATAATTTAACAGATCCAAAAAGTGGTCAAACTTTAGTATCATGGTTTAATAATTATGATCAAACAACAAATAGTAATAAATATTATAAAATTGATTTTCTTGTAGATTCAGCATTAATAAATATATATTCGTTATTTAATTATTTATCTAAAATAATAGATGATCCAATCAATACAACAGGACCATTTAATGTTGATAATACATTAGATGGTATATTTATGAATTATGTTGACAATAGAGAGTATTTTTATCCAATTGCTAGTATATTAAATTATATTAATAAATATTCACCAACATTTAACCCATCGTTAAATCAATCAATAATTAATAATATTTTAGCAAATCCTATATCAGCAATCATATATAATAATATCAATAATTTTATATTTTTATTAATAAATATTGCCAATATATATAATTTATCTGATTTAATTGATAATTCTATTTCGATTGTTGATCAACAATTATATAAATTATCAACAACAATTACAAGTGATCCAATTTATCAAATATTTTCATTACCAAATCTTAATGTATATCATGCTAATTCATATCAAAATTCTAATTATTTAATATATAATTATTTATTAGGTGTATTACAATATAATATTAATCAAAGTTCTTATACTAACTTTAATCAAACTATAACTGATCAACGTAATGCATATGTAACTTTATATAATAATATAATTAATGTAAATGATATTGGTATAAATACAGAAGCATATGTTAATTATTATGGACATTTTGGATCATTTTTAATTGATGTAGAAAATAATGCATCTAGTTATTTATCAAAAAAATCATTATTGAATACACTTCAGGTAACACCAACAGGTTATAAAACCATTAGTACATTTATGAATATAACAGGAACTAATGATTTATATAAAGCATTTACAAATATTTTAATATATTTTAAGACAAATTTATCAACATATCAAAATAATATATCAAATATAGACTTTATAAATGCAAATTTAAATTATGATAAATATTATTCTGATATTAATAGTTTTTATAATTATTTAGTTAATGATGTTCAAATTTCTTCTTATAATAAAACAATATTTACAAATAATTTAATTACATATAGATGTAGTGATGCAACTATATTAAATAATATTTTTACAAATATTATTACAACAGAGTATTCATTTAATACATTATATAATTTAGGTATTAAAAAAAGTTTAATTACATTAAATTTAGTACAAACAATTGATTTATTTAATTTTAATAATTATTATAAAAAAATTCAAAATAATTATCCTGGTGCAACTATTGATAAATTACAAAGTGATTTTATAAATATTAGTAATTACGACGGAATAAATGGTAAAAATATATTTAAAATATATACAACAATTATAAAAAATTCATCATTAGTTATAAATGATTATATAGGTAATTTTTTTACAACAAATTTAATGAATATTAATGAACAAAATAAAGTATTATTGACTATGCAAAATACTAAAGTTTCTGATAAATTAACAGATGTTATATTTGCATTTACAACACTTTCTAAATATGAACAATATAATGTCATTAAATTATATACAAACATTAAATATATTAATGCTTATTTAATTTATATTTATGAAAGTAATGATACGATTACTTCAATTGATTCACTGTCATTATTTCCAATAACATCTGATATTAGTAATATAATTGAATCAACTACATATACATTTTATGATATTATAATGAGTCAACAAGAATATAATTTAATCTTTAATTCTATCCTAAAATATAATTTTAATAGTGGTTCTATAGGTATTTTGATATTTAATTCAATTACACATCTAAAATATGATATAAATAATATATATTTAAAAACAAAATTAGATCCAAATTCAACAATATATAAATTTACATTATATCGTAAAACAGATTTACCATCTGAATATAAACATTTATTTGATTTAAATACATTACAATTATTAGGAATTGACATTAAAAATACATATGATGATAATTATAAAAGAATGTATAATCAATTTTCTATATTTGGTGATTTATATCATACTAAAAATCTAATTCAATCATTTTATCTAACATCGTTAGGAGAAGCAAATAATATATTAATTAATACAAATAATATTTTATCAAGGTTAGATACAATAAATATAGCAAATTTAATTAATTATTTTATATTATATGATTCATTGTTTTTAATTAACGAATTAGGTATCGTATGTAATAATATTAATTCATATATTATTAATCTACCCAACTATTTAGATATTATTAAAAATATAATTGAGCCATTTAAATATTTTAATTATTTGTATTATGGAACCTATTTAGAATCTAATACACTTTTAAATTATAATATAAACTATTCATCTAATTTAGTAATATTATTATATAATTATTTTCCTATACAAATGCAAAATTTATTTTTATCAGTTTATACAATTAATAAACCTCACATATCATCATTAATTGAATATATTAAATATATAGAAACTAATCATAATTCAAAATCAGATACTGACAATATTGGTAATATTTTAGAATCTGTTATACAAAAATATAATGTTTATACACCAGTTACTATTATAACAAGTTATGTTAAACAATTATATATTATTATTGAATCTGATATATCAGTTCAATCTGCATCAATATTTAAAATGTTTTATGATATGCAGGATTATACTGTTAATTTTATTTATAATTTATATAATTATAATAGTACAATTGAAAATACTGTTTTATATCTTATGAATGATATATGGTCTTCTTATGAACAATTATATATTGATATCATGAATAAATTACTTTATTTAGATATAACTGTATTTAACTCTATTGATATATATGTAAAAACAAATACAACATCATCAACAACCTATCCAACATTTAATCCTATTATAACTCAAACTATACAAATTGGTTATATAAATACATCATATTATTATTCTAATATTGTAAATTCAGATGAACAAAAATTAAATCTTACAAAAGATAAATTTATATTATCAAGTTCAAAAAATGTAAATAATAGTTTTGATACAATAACAATTAATAGTTTATTAATATCTGAATCACATCAATTTATTAGAATTAATAAAACATCAAATTTATCTATATATAAAATAAATAATATAGAAAATCATGTAAATAAATTATATGTAAATTATCCATATGATTTAATATTTGTACCAGATATTATTAATATTATAAATAATAGAGTAACTAATAATATAATTGTCAATGATTATTCAGGAACATATATAATATATGATAATAATACTCCAATAACTTATGAAAAAAAATATATTGATTTTTTAAATGATTTTTTAGTATCATTTGTTTATATTAATGGTATCCAATATGATATTTCTAAAAATATATTTTTTAAACCATATGATAATTCACTCATAAATATTCCATTGTCATATAATATTTCTAATATTACAGAATTAACATCAGATAATCCGTTTATTATTATTAAAAATTATATAACATCTGAATCTGTTTATTTTTATATTAATAATCTTAATAAATTATATATTTCTGATCATTATTATATTAATGATAATCAAACAACAATTAAACCTAAAATAGTTGGTATAATAGATTATATGTCTATTATTTCAATAGATGAAGTATCTAATCAAGATCAAGTAAATTCAATAGATTTTGGTTTAAGACATATATTATCAATAGTAAATGATAAAGATACTATAATTGATCCATCATTAATACAGATATATAATACAACAAATACATTATTAGATTTATTTGATATATTTGATACAAATGAATTAATTAATATGATTTTAAATTTTTATACAAATAAAAATAATATGTTAACTAAAATTGGATCATATAATAGTGATTATTATAAAAGTTTAAATAAAAATTTAATAAATTTTAATTACATTTATTCTATAATGGATTCTATTATAATTAATAATATTAATGATACATCTACTGTATTAAATTTATCATTTTTGAGTATATATCCAAATTTAAAAAATTCAAAAAATTATAAATTAAATATATACAATTTAACAGATAATGTAAATTTAAATGATGAAATTACTAATATATTAACATCAATAATTAATGATAATCTAATTTTATATAACTTTCAAGAACTTATATATTTATATGAACGAAACAATTATTATACAACTATTATTCAATATATTAATAAACCAAATATTGCTACATTTTCATATATTCCTTGGTTAGCTGATTTTATATTTGATAGTATTGATTTACAAATTGATGGTATAAGCGTTGATGAATTAAAATATGCATATATGTATATTTATCATAATATATTAACAACTGATAGTAAAAGGGTTGGTTATTCTACTATTAACAATAATAATGAAAATCTTCTAATTGAATCTAATACAAAAGATAATATTACTCTATATATCGATGTACCATTATATTTTTCTCAAATACCAGGATTAGCATTACCGTTAATATCTAGTATATATTCTAAAATTGAATTAGTATTGAAAATTAAAAATATTAATGATATAACTATCACAAGTAATTTATGTAAACTTAAATATAAAAATAATATTAAAATGACTGTTATTTATTCAGTCATTTATTTAGATGATTATGAACGGGATTTATTTAGTACAATGCGACATGAATATTTATATGAAAGAAAAATATACAATTCACCAATACAAAATAATATTAACACATTAGAACAAACTAGATATCATGTTCCGTTTGACTATCCAATAAAAGACTTTTTTTATTATGTTCAATCAAATAATATGATAAATGCAAAACAATATTATAATTTTACATTTAATTATTTATTACCAGAATTATATATGACAACACGTTATAAATTAATTTATTTAGATCAAGTTATAAAACATGGATATTATGATGATGATATATATTTATTATATACAAAATGTAAATCATTGATGATTAATAAAATTACTCAATTAAATATATATTTAAGTTTAACAATAAATACAACTACTTTACAATTTTTATATAATAATTTAACTGAAGAAGAAACATCACATATAGAAACTTTATTTAATACATATTATGAATTAAAATTGGGACAATTAACTATAACTAATAGTATATTATATCTAAATAGTGTTGAAAGATTTAATGTTGATGGTAATAATTCTAAATTATCATTATTTCAATCTTATAATAATATGATTCCTGGTATATATAATTATAATTTTTCATTACACGCTTTAGAATATCAACCATCTGGATATGCTAATTTTTCAAATTTAAAACCAGAATTTAAAATAACATTAGCTCCAAATACATTACAAAGTAATGATATATTAGTATCATATATTGTTGCAAGAAGTTATAATATATTAAGATTTATAAGTGGTATAGTTGGTAAATCTTGGTAAGATTTTAAGAAAATATCAGAAAATATCAATTAAGTTTATTTTTTTATATTTATTTAAACTCATTAATTAAGATAATTTAAATAAATATGGCAGGTGGATTAATGCAATTAGTAGCTTATGGAATTGAAAATTTATATTTAACTGAAGATCCTCAAATTACTTTTTTTAAAATAGTATATAGAAGACATACTAATTTTTCTATTGAATCAATTCCACAATATTTTAATATTAAAGCTAATTTCTCAAACCGTGTATCGTGTACCATTGCTAAAAATGGAGACATGGTTAATAGAATTTACGTCGTTGTTGTTTTGCCTAATATTCCAAAATTACCTAATGGTGCAGTAGTCAAATGGGTTGATAATATTGGTTATGTTCTAATGAAAACTATTGAATTAGAAATTGGAGGGAAAATTATTGATACTCATTATGGTGAATGGTTATATATATGGAATGAATTAAATAAAAATAATACTATTAGAGGTATGGATCATATGATTGGTAATATTCCAGAATTAATTAATTATTCATCATCAAAAGATTCATATCAATTATATATACCATTACAATTTTGGTTTTGTAGAAATGTATCATTAAGTTTACCAATAATTGCATTAGAATATTCTGAAGTTAAAATTAATATTGAATTTTCTGATATTAATAGTTGTATTATTACTGGTCCAACACATTATATATATCTTAATGATACAATTTGTTTATTTAAAAAATATGAATTATTACAGATAAATTCATCTAATTCATATATTAAATTTGTTAATTTTGATAAATCAACTTTAAAAATGGGTTATATTAAATGCGATATTAATGCATCGTTAACTCCTAATACTATTTTAACTGGTATAGAATCAAAATATGTTGCAACAATATATGATCCATCAACTAATGTATTTAATTCAATAACAACAAATAATGAAGTAGTTAATTTAACAAAATCAAATACTACATTTAGAAATATATATAATTTAACATTAGTTGATGCATTTTTATATATTGATTATGTATATTTGGATAATATGGAACGATTAAAATTTTATAAATCAAATCATGAATATTTAATAGATATTTGTCAATATGATAATGAAAAAATAATATTCAATTCAAATAATAAAATAAAAATTGGCTATTCTCAACCAACTAAAGAAATTATTATTAGAGCTCAATTTAATTATATGCTTAATGAATATTACAAAGATGTATTTAATTATACTACTAGTTTAAATAAATCTATTGGTAAAAGTTTAATTAAAAAAATTCTTCTTAAATTAAATGGGTTTAATCGTGAAAGTGATTATGATAAAAATTTTTATACATATGTTCAAGCTTTACAACATCATAAATCTGTTCCTCCTTCAGGTTTATTTTTATATTCTTTTGCTTTATTTCCAATGGATTCTCAACCATCTGGATCTTGTAATTTTTCTAAAATTGATGATATTTCTATTGATATTACAGTTGAACCAATTTCTTATGATAAACCTGTTACTATAAAAATTTTTGCTATTTCTTATAATGTATTACGTATTATGAATGGAATTGGTGGATTGGCTTTTGAAAATTAAGGCATAACTGCAACTAATTTATATCCAAGACGATCTATTTTTGCACTTTTCTTAATAAAAGCTTCATTATCTTTTGCAAGTTTATCAGAAATTAATAATGCTTCTTGTTCAGTTAATACTAAATCATCAGCATTAACAACTGATTTTGCTATTAAATATTTATCTAATACAATTCTTTGTATATCAATATCTTTTGCTAATCTATAATAGTTATCTAATTTTTCATTTATTTCTTTTATTTTATTTGGTGCCATTGTTTTATTAAGTCTACCTAATATTCCTCTAATGTTAGTTATATCATTTAGTGCATGTTGTGCAACTCCGTATCCAGGATTACCACCAATTAAAGCTCCACCAGCTAAACCAGAGTATAATGGTGAATATACTAAAACTGGATTAAATGAGTTTACTAATGGTGTATCATTATATACGTGTAATGGTAATGCTGATTGTGTTTTAGTAACATTTAATTGTATATCACCAACAAGATTAATTAAATTTCTGATATAACTAACTTTTTCTTTATCTACTTGATTATTTAAATCTAAACCTAATCTAGTATATATTTCGTTATCATCTAAATTACTAAATGTCAATAATCCACCACGTTTATTTAATGCTGTAAATCCTAATCCATTTAATACATTATATGCTAACATTTGTTTTTGTTTTGGTGTTTTTCCTTGCCATGCTCTTAAACTTTTAGATACTCCTGTTAAATTTTTAAATTCTTTTTTACATTGGTCTTTATCAGTATTATCCCCTCTTAAACATACATCAAATAATCCAGCACAAGTACCAATACCACTACCATTAATATCATTAGCACCAAATGCTGAACAAAAATTGTCATTTGATATAATATTATCATAATTATATTCTTCAGTATCACTAATCTTTAATACAAGTCCACCAGATGGAGTTTTCATAAAATAATGTTTTGGATTCTCTTTGGGCTCTAAACTGGTTTTGTACATTTGAAATGAAGTTAAATATGGTAATGATACACTATCACCAATGAAATTTGCACCATTTGATAAGTTATAATTTAATAAATCATCTAAACTT